ACAGGACGACAAGCAAAAACTCAAGGACAAGGAACGCACCACTTCCTTGCTCTCTCTGGCAGGACACAAGGAGGACAAATAATATAGGCCATCGTTTGTTTTGACTGGACTTAATTTTTAAACCATTTGAGGAGGTGAATATTCATGGATATTCCTGGAGTGATCATTGGACAGCAGAAGGATTACAAGGAGATTTACGTCTATGGTGATGAGGGGGTCTTGAAGGTTCCCAGTATCACTCTCCAGTTGGGCTACGGGCTGATCGAAGCGGGTACCGCTTTGGCTAAAAACCTGTCGGCGGCTGGAAACGTGGCGAAACTCGTTCCTTACAATCCGACCACGTTTACTGGTGGTGCCAGTGAAAATCATCCGGGTCGTGCGTATCTGGTGGCGAATAGCGGTTTAACCGCAACCACCGTCAACGTGACCCTGGACGACAGCTACAAGTTCAAGGTGGGGGATGATCTTATCATCAATGATAATGTCACAGCCGCCGAGAATCTTGGAGCCATCACCGCCATCGACCGGACCACATATTCCAACTATGCGGTCATCACGTTCACCACAGCCATCGGCGGCACCGCCTTCACCACGGCCCGTTTCGCCCATGTGTTTGTTGAAGCCGGAACCTCCGGTAACAACTACTCCGACTGTGTGGGCATTCTCGAAAAGACGGTCGATACCGGCACCGGTGTCAATGCCAAGGGAGCTGTTGCCACACTGGTGTGGGGCAACTGTGCGCTTTGGAATGGTATGCTCACGAATGTTGATGCGGCGGCTCGGACCGACATTTCCGCCACCGTATTCGGCCAACAGCTTATGATCAGGTAAGCACCCTAAGAGGGGAGGTGAAGTAGATATGAATAAGAGCGAATTAAAACGTATGTTGGCCGAGATGGGGGTTGACGTGGAACAGTTTGCACGAGGAAGTGCGGACATCCCCGATCTGAAACTGGAAGTCATCCAGGACTTTATGAGCACCTTCATGAAGCCCCCGGAGTTGGTTCTTTCGAAATTGTTTCCGGTTTCCGATTCCCCGTCCAGCTCAATCAAATGGGAATCACAACGTGGCGGCAGGGGTATGACACCCTTCGTTGCCCCCGGTGCCCCGGCCCCGACGACCGCTCCGTTCGGTTTTGCGAAACATCAGGCGGAAGCGGCCTACTGGAAGGAGAAGATGTATTTCGATGAGGAATTCCTCAACAATCTCCGCAAGCCGGGAACCGATTCCGTTTACGCTGAAGCTCGGGAAAAGGTCGCCACCAACCTGGCGGCACTTTCGGGCCGTTCCGACCGAAGGCTGGAGTGGATGTTTGCTCAGATGCTTTCCGGCGGCACCATTACCTATGAGGTACAGGGCGGCTACAAAATGACCCTGGACTATCAGATCCCGTCCGATCATATCGTCTCCTTGACGAGTGATTATTACTGGGATACGGGTTCGAGCCGGAACATCCTGAAAGACATCCAGGACGCCAAGATCAAGGTGAAAAAGGCGTGTGGGGCCGTTCCCAACTACGCCATTTTCAATTCCCAGGTGCTCAAGCATCTGTCGAATGACACCACGATCCGTCAGCTCCTCCAAAAGAATTACTTTGGAGATGGCAGACTGTTTAACGGTACGGGTGGCTCCGCCGCCGGTATCCACGAACTCATCGGCGTGAATCCGTCAATCATCGGCGGACTCCTGGACATCGAAAACTTCATGGTCGTGGATGAGATGTATGAAATCCGTGCCTGGTTGACAGCCGCCGTGACCGGCGGATCCACCACGTGGGTATCTGTTGACAAGGTTGAGGATTTCAAAACCGGCGAGCTTCTCCGGTTCAACGACCAAAGTGCGGGCACCTATGAGGAACGATACATCATCAGTATCGATACCGAGGGTGGACGCATTCAGGTGGCATATCCCCCGGCCAACACGTACAAGGCCTCCGAGGACTTCGTCACCATGGTGACTCCGTACATTGCGGACGACAAGTTCATCATGTTTGCGTCCCATGTAGACGGACAGCCCATTGCCAAGTACAAGAGGGCACCTTTCGGGCTGGAGCGTCATTACGGCAAGTTCACCGACAAGAAACCCGAGTGGGATCCGGAAGGATTGTGGGTCCGTGTACAGGATAAGGGCTTGCCCGTTCTCATGCAACGGGATGCGGTCTACATCCTTGATGTCACGGCAACAGCCGGTCAGTCAGCCACCACAACGACGACCACTACGACTACCACAACCACAACCACAACCAGCTCTACCACAACCACCACCGCCTAATAGCGGAGGAGGAGTGACATGATCACAAAAATCCGTCTGATAAAGACGTTAAAAGCGGGTAGTAGTGTCTGGGAAGCGGGGCTTGAGCTTCCAAACAGGGCGATCCCTGTTATCCCAGACACGCTTTTGAAAGAGGTCAGGCGCAGAACGGGGACGGTGGAGGTCCTTGAACGAAAGGCTCCCCCACCGGTCCCTGTTTCTGAAGTCATAAGCAACACAAAGACCTCAACGACAATTGTTTCAAGGACCTCAAATGATATTACTCCACTCAAGAAAGAGGAGGAGGAGTTTGAGGAACAGGTCAAGGGCATTTCTCAAGAGGAGAAAGTTGTTGCCCCTGCGAAGACCGAGAAAAAGAGTCCAAAACCGAGACCTAAAAAGGCTCCTAAGCCTAAACGAGATAAAAAGAGTCCAAAGAAACCTACTCTTAAATTGAAGGTTTAATCCATGACTCGAAACGAACTCATAGCGTTATTGAAAGTAGAAGTCAAAGGGCTTACCTCTTATCTTGTAGATGATGATTATTCCAATGCTGTAGATGATGCCCTGCGAGATACGGGATGGACGCTTCCTACAACTGTTGATTTTAAGGAGAAGTGGCTGAAGGATCGTTCCAAGAGGCACCTTTTCTTTTATCTTCAGAGTGAGTCCGCTCATAAGTTCAAATTTGAGCAGATCAATCTCCAACACCGCTTCGAACATTACGATAAGCTTATCAGTACAATGGATAAAGCGTTCGAAAAGGCGATTGAGGATAACCCGGACCAATTCTCTGGAGTAGATGCTTTCAAGACGTTCGGACATCAGATCGATGCCGGGTTTGCATATGACGGAAACGGGCAAGATATAACCTACGATTCGGATCAGAGGGTTTTGTTTGGGCCTAATGAGACCGATTAATGTCTATTGCATTAGATGTCAAGGACGCAATCATAGAGGTTGGCGTTTTAACAACCATACTTAGGGATTCCGGCAATGTCACCGGTAATTACATTAAGTATGATTTGAACGCCCAGGTCACAAAGCCTTTCATTCGGGAACACTTTATCGAATTGATGCTCCCGCATGATTATCCTGCCTTAGTCGGTGAAATAATCCAAGTAGATGTTTCGGGAATCAAATACATGTTGATGTCCACGACTCCCAACATGTTTGAGAATTCCGTGAGCTACTACTCCGCAGTTATGTATAAGACCAATGTGGTTGTTGATGTCAAGCGTCCTTCGGAAGATGATTGGCCGTCCCAGACATACCATAAGGTTACGGAGTGGACTACTGTTGCGGCGGATGTCAATGCCCTTCTCTCGGACCCTCTTTTTGGGACTGATCTTGAAACAGACCAACAGATTGCTTTCTATGACGTTTTTGTTGGGGAGTTGTATATCGCTTCCTCAGTTGGAATTGAAGTCAATGATCGGATTCGTATCGTATCGGATGAGTACTACAAAGTAGAAACGGTTCTTCGGAATCGATTCAACGGCGTGGATGTGTGTAAGGTTGTGGAAGACAGCCGACCGGCTTGTACTACAACAACCACGACTACAACAACCACGACTACAACAACCAGTTCAAGCACCACAACAACTACTGCTCCATAGGGGGAGTGATGGAAAAGAAAGTGAACTGTCTGCATTGTGGAAATGATACATCGGCCTACTATGTGTTTGTTGGCAGTAGGGGTCCACTATGTCGCATATGTGCCACAATTGCGATGGGAAAAGAAACCAAGAACAACGAAAAGCCTGATCCAAGGCATGTGACTTAGCGAATATGGCTGATTACGGTGACATAGCAATTCCATTCATCAAGTTCAATCGACAGCAGATTGGTATTATTGTCAATGCCATCCGCAAGATTGAAGTACAGGTGAAAAGGGAACGTGATTTGCTCCCTTATGAAAATGCCATCGATTATGTCAGCCTCCTTCATAAAAATATAACACAGGGAACGTTTGCAACTTCTTATCCTCCATATAGCCCACGATATGCCAAGTGGAAGACTGAAACCATGAGGATGGGAAGTCACTTCTGGATTTTAAAAGGGGATCTGCTTCGTTCTCTTACTGTCATTAAAAAGCGGTGGGGATTTGTTGGCGGCATTCCTCTCAATGCAATGGACTCTGGAGGCAAGTCTTGGCATGGCAAAGGAGACAGGGGTCCCAGAAAATCTATAACGATGTATGCCAAATCGATTGAATTTGGATTAGGAAAACAACCCGCTCGGCCTGTTTTCGAGCCTACGGGAGAGCAGTTTGCCAAGGCGGGATGGCTGTTGAACATAAAGCAATCTGGAGACAGAATAAAGCGTGTTTGGAGGAAGTGATGTCGGATATAATTATAGAGTCTGTAGCTCCAAAGGACATATATGTTAGGCTTATGATACCGATGAGCCGGTTGGATCAACTCCTTGAAATGTTAAGCCGGTGCCATGTGGAGTACGACTCTAAGGAAGAACCCGAAACTGCGGCGGCTGTTCAGTACGTGGAAAAAGAGTTCTTCCCCCAAATGGAAAAACTCATTGAGGACATAAAGGCACAATATGGCTCTTGACCCAACAGCAAGGGAAGCGAATTATTTGGATAGCCTAAAGAAGTTCTTTGTGGACAATGTCTACACGACTTCCGGCATCCAGCTTTTGTTTGATCCGTCATTGACTACGCCTGATTTGATTGGGCATGGCAATTCCAAAGTTGATCGATGGGTGACAGTTGCCCCCGGCTCCTTTGATTTGGATCACATGTCAACAGGCATTATCACCATCTTTTGTTGTACAAGACGAGACAACGAAGGATTCAAACTTGCTCAAGTGCGGGATACTGTTATGGGGTATCTCACAGATGAGGATGCAACTGATGGAATGAAACGAATCACCTTTTACCGGAGTTATGCAGATCAGGCATGGGAGAGTATTGGGGCTATTCTCGTTCAGGATGTGAATGAGTCTCTCCATGGCAGATTAGATGATCAAACGAAGTATAAGGGACTGATTGTGAGGCTCAGATTCGCCTCCAAATTCTAAGCGGGGTAAACGCCCTTCAAACTTTAGGGCATGTCAGTATATGCAAATTTTATTTGAATCGATTTTAGACGCTAATAAGGCCGGAGAATCACAATGTTTCTACGTTGCACAAAATGTAAAAAGAAGTTGATTAAAAGGCTACCAAATGGACTCTTACGATTTGAGTTCGGGAGCTCACCAAATGGGAAACGACCGGTGTTTATGGAGATATACGGATCTGTCAGGATGCGTTGTCTTCGGAAGGATTGTGGACATTTCAATACCTACACCTTCTTTCCGCCCACCCCTGTAAATGAGGAAAAAGAGTAACCGGTAAACAACAACTAATTTTTACCAAAGGAGGATGTTATGCCGAGAACAGGTCCAGTAACGAAAGACACCACGACAATTGCGTTGGGGTTAGCTCAAATCAGGGTGATTGGGGCTTCCGCAACATACATCGGACAAATCGCTCCCATCCTGGCGGCTTCGCACTCTGTGGGTGCTCTGGCATCGACCAGGTTTGTGGGCAACACCGACTTCTTCAAACTGGAATCCGGGTTCCCGCTCTTGGAGGACGCTGTCTTTCCCCTGCGTGAATCGGCGTCCCTGGAACTTGCGTTCAAGGAGATTACGCCCAAAAACATGGCCCTTGCAAGAGGGTTCGATCCGGATGACTACTCCGCCGCCCATACGGGCAACATCCCGTTGGGTACGGTATCGTCCCCGACCGTGATCAGGATGGAGGCTGTTTACACGTACCCGGATGGTGTCAACACCATGATCATCGTGTTCCCGAGAGCGCAGGTCGTTGCCAATACGGAAGTTGACTTCGCCTCCGAGGAACCGGCGGCTGTGTCCATCACCATCGAATCAAAACGTGCCGACTCGGAAGTCTCCGGCGGACACGTTATCTGGGACGGGATGCCTTTGGGCCGGATCGTATGGAATGACAGCACCAATACGACCACTACGACCAGTTCAACAACCACGACAACCGCTCCCTAATGGGGCATATGTAACACAACCTAAGTAGGAGGCCGCAAATGGCAAAACTGAAACCATCATTGAAGCCCAAAGTAAGGAAAGTCATTATCGGGAATCGTCCTGATGTTATGACAGAGATTACTATTTACCCGTTGTCTATGGCAGATCAGATGGAGTTTACGGAAGTACTGTCTGAAGGACTCAAAACATTGTTTCCTGGGGATGGTACTTCTCCTGATGATGCCGTGTTTTTCAATCACATCGCCACGTTTATCAAGGACAATATTGATGTTGTCTTGGGATATCTGATAGACGAGAAACCGGAGGATGTGTTGAAATTGCTCACCAATGAGCAGGTTATGGAGATAGCTGAGGTCGTCTATCAAGTCAACTACGCCTCGGTCTCAAAAAAAGTGAAAAGCCTCCTCGGTCGGACAGGGTTAGCCTCACCGTCGAGGAGGCCGTTTCAGCCGTCCTTGAATCCTACTCCGGGTACAGACTTGAACATTTCTACACCAGAGGATTCCGGGAAGGAGGAGTAACGATAGACCAGCTTCTCACTTTATTTGAACATGCTCAAAAGCGTGAATCGGAAAGGATCCGGGTCAATGCAAAGATCCACGGAGCTAAAATTAAAGAAACTCATACATTTGAGGAGAAGCCCCCGGATGGATTCGTTTTCGGCGACCCGGATTCTTATAAAGATATGCCAGAGAAGGATCGTAAAGCCTTGACTGAGCGGATGAAGAAAAAGCATATGTTCTGGTCTGGAAGTACCACAGGCCAATTGGGAAAAGGAATTAAGTAATGCCCGCTGACCGAACATTAGAACTTGGAGTTCTTTTCACCGCAAGGGCCAATAGTGCCTTTACACAGAATCTCCGCCGTTTACGCTCCGCTTTGATGGATCTGAACAATCTTATGGGGAAGGTCGAGAAGACTACTCGTGGGGTTGCTAAGACCACAGAGCAAGCTTCAAAGGCTCAGGATAAACTTGCTAAGTCCTTAAAGAAGACGGACGATGCTACAAAAGCCCAGACCAAAAGCGTTTCTAAGTTAAACATGGCCTGGAATAGCATGATTCGGTCCCTCAAAACTGTAGCAACGTATGGTGCTGCCGGGGCTGTATTATTTGGTTTTACAAATGCTTTGAGGGCTGGTACTCAGGAAATTATAGAGTTCGACCAGGCCCTAAAGAATCTCCAGGCAATCTCCGGTGCTACTGATGCGGAGATTGCCGTGATGGGTGATACTCTGGAGAGAATCGCCACGGTTACGAAGTTCTCTACGACTGAGTTAGGGAAGGGGATGGTCTTGCTAACTCAGGCGGGTTTTAGTGCTTCAGAAGCAATCAATTCTATGGATGCTGTTGCCACCCTTGCTACTGGTACTTTGAGTAGTTTGGAAATGACAACAGATCTTCTTACTACTACTGTGCGAGCATTCAATCTGGATGCTGTTGAGTCTACTCGTGTTTCGGATGTAATGGCAAATGCCATTAATAAGTCCAAACTTACCATTGATAAATTGCGTATCGCTTTTAACTTTGTTGGAGCAACTGCGGCTCAAGCGAATATCAGTCTGGAAGAGACTGGAGCTGCAATGATGACCCTTGCGAATAACGGTCTTAGAGCAAGTACGATTGGTACTGGTTTACGACAGGTAATCAGTCGGCTTTTATCCCCGAGTAGAAAACTTCGGGAGGCCTATGAAGAATATGGAATAGAATTGGATAAGATCAGCCCTGCCACAAATGGATTCTCCACAGCCATAGCGAATCTTGCCCCTCTTTTGATGGGTACAGAAAAGGGCACCGTGGATATGGCGAAGGCGTTTCGCCTGTTTGGTCTTCGGGGTGCTCAAGCCGCAGCAATTCTTATCAAGTCTTATATGTCTGGTGATTATGAGAACATGCTTTCTAAGGTTCGGGAAGTTGGAACTGCGGAAGCAATGGCAGCAAAACAGGCTGAAGGATTGCAGCTTCAGTTAAAGAGGTTGCAGGATAGGGCTAAAGTTCTTGCTCTTGCAATTGGGAAAGGTGGTCTTCGGGATGTGGTGATGGCTTTTGTTAGAGCCATTTCGGAGACTGTTTTGTGGATAGGAAAACTTGCTAATGAGGAAGTGTCTATAGCTATTATGCAGTTTACAGCTTGGACTACTGCTATAGCTTTGGCACTAAAGGGACTTACAGCTTTAACGGTATTCATAGTAGTTTCTTTTCTTCCCGCTTTAGAAAAGATAGCGGTACTTTTGTTGACCAATCCCTTTGTGGCTGTTGCCGCAGGATTGTCACTTGTTGGGGTGGCGGCTTTTAAATATACTGATAGATTTAAGGATGCAAAGGAAGAGACCCAAAAGATGGGGGTTGAGTTAGAGAATCTTCAAAACCTTCTATCTGTATATGGAAAAATACTTGATGATCTAAACGAAAAGAGAGGAAAGGACAAACAGTCCAACGATCAGTATATTGTTACTTTAAAGCGGTTTTACACCGAGTTGGAAAAGCTTCGTGAAAAGTATCCTGATTTTATTAGTCAGATAGACATTGCTGCTACTTCTCATGATAAGTTGGCTGAATCCATCGCTAAGGTACAAGCTCAAGTCCAAGAGCAAAATTTTGAAGCAAGCCTTAAAACTTTGGATAGTTTTATCCAGGAGGTGGAAAGGTTGAGGTCTCCGAGGACAGCAGAAGAACATGCCAAAGAGATCCAAGCTATGGAGGCTCATATAACTAAGACCGCTTTGATGCTTGCGTCTGCGGTACATGAAGGAACTATGAGTATTGGGTTTATAGAAGACAATTTGATTCGGTTTGATGATCTGGTGAAGAAAAGTGGGGATGTTGGAGCAAAAATGATGATGAAGGTCCGCACTTTCTTGAACAATATAAAAAAGTCGGTTAAGGATATTAAAGAGATCAAACCGGTTATCAAAGACCTGCCGGATGCTTTCCGGAAAATAAGTGAGTCTTTAAAACCAAAAGATTTAGAACTTTTTGCTCAAACTGTTAAAAATATGGAAGTGGATATAGCTTCCTTCAAGAAAAATGCTATTGCTGCTGAGTTGGATGCTGGAAAAGTTGCGGCAGGGATAGCTCAAATTGTGGCTAAGAATGTTAAGGAATTTACTGAAAAGAGTACTGAGGAAGAAAGAGAAGCAGCAAAGACTTCCTTGAAAATTTTTAAGAATAGGCTCAAGGAACGAGAGAAACTTCGTAAGAAAGAGGAGAGAGAGCAGGATAAGGCTTCTAAGGCTGGATTAAAAGTTCTTTGGAAAAGTTATAAAGAGCAGGAGAAGATGCTCAAGCGGTATATGAGGGAAGATGAAAAACATACCGCACTCCTTTTGGCTAATTATGTAGAATATATCGAAGACAAATCCAAATGGGATCAAGAATATTGGGATGGAAGAGAAAAACTCCTTCGTTTAGCTATCAATAAAGAAGCAAGGGCTATGAGGGATGCGGATGCCCTTGACTCCGAAATAGCGGATATGAAACGCCGAAGGTGGGAGGATTTCTACGATGAACAAACCGAGGCTGTAGGAAATTGGGCGGATGGATTTGCCCTTGCTTATGATAGGATGCGGGAGGATATGGATTCATGGGCGCAACAGGGGATAAAGAATGCTGAAGACTTGGCCCGAAATCTTGAATCCGCACTTGGTGATTCTTTCTATGATATGTTTACGGGCAACATAAAGGATTTGGGGGATGTGTGGGAAAACTTTACCAAATCGATGTTGAGTTCTTTCACCGCTTCACTTGGAAAGATGGCTTCTAATTGGATATTATTCGGGGAGGCTACTGGAGGTGCTGGAGGAACATCTGTATCAGGGGGTGGTGGCATTCTTGGAAGCTTAGTAGGGGGAATCAAAAACAACGTTGTTGGAAATATTTTGACTCCCATTACAGATGGTATTAAAGGGGTATTAGGGGGAATCACCTCTGGTATTACTTCTGCTCTTGGGTTTGGAACTTCTACTGCTGCAACCTCTGCTACTTTAGCGGGAATGGGCCTTGGGGGTGCTGGAGGTGCCGGTGCTATTGCCGGAGGAGCAGGAGGCCTTTTAGCAGGTGGGGGTGGAATAATGGCGGCTTTGGGACCGATTGGCATTGCCGCAGGGCTTGGTCTTCTTGTCTCAAGTTTGTTGGGAGATGATACACAAGAGTTTACTTTGGATGAGTGGAATAAACAGCTTGACGATGCTCTTAAATACAAACCCGGTCGGGGAATTGAGCCTCATGATATTAGACATGGGCCTGGAGGCAATGAATGGTACCAGCCTATAGCAGATAGTTATCTTGAAGGAATAGAGGCTCTTACTACAAGATTTAATTCCGATGTGTTAGCGATAGTAGACGCCCTTCCCGAGCAGTATAGGGAGGGATTTGAGAATCTTTTAGCACAATCCGATTTTACTGTGGATGAAATTGCCCAAGGGACGTATGATGCCGAAAACGCTCAAGAGGTAATTACATCCATGTTAGAGCAATATGGGGATAAACTCTCCAATGCCTTTTTCGAAGCGGCTCAAGGGG